AAGCTATAGCTGTATCAACATAACCTTTAGTAACTGCATGTGTAACTAACGTAGGAGCACCTGGTAACACTAGTGGACCAGTCATGGTGTCACCAGCCTTATTTACCTTAAGTGCATCTTTTGTATCTACATATGTTAAGGTAACTGTACTAGCATTAAGTGTGGTCACTGTTCCTTGTAGTGATGTAACTTGAGTTTGTAAGACAGTATTGCTATTATCAACATATTGTTTAGTTACAGCTTCAAGTGCTGTATTTGGATTACCAGCTAATATAAGTGGGCTAGTCATTGTACCACCAGTGAAAGCTAAACCATTAGTTGTATTATTACTTAAGTTATTTACTATTGAAAGTATTTGTGCTGATGTATTAGTTGAATTAGCTAATATAGCATCTTTCATTTCATTTAATTTTAGTATCAACGAATCTTGACCTAAAAATTGATTATAATCTTGATAATGAGGATTTGGTGGAAGAGCATTAGGAACATTTGTTATAATATCCCATATTGTTGTTCTTGGGTTATATGCTTTTTCTACTAGATAATTTAAAACATATAATCTATCTACTAACTGATCACCACCTATTGTCTGATATGTTAAAGATAATATACCATTTAATGCTAAATTATGTATGGTTATTCCACCGTACATTGGTTTACCAGTTGTTCTAGTTCCAGTTACGTAAGGTAATACTAAACTATAATCTATATTCTCTATTAATGTTGTTACTATACCATTAATAGATATACTCATGGCAAAATTTTGGGCATAAAATGGCGCAAAATTAGGAATTATAAAATAGTAATCTGCAAAATGTGCTTCACTAACTGTATGTATTTCATTTGAAACTAAATTAGCTGGGTTAGAACCAGACATATCTATAAAATATGTTACAGATGGTGAAATTGGTGTTGGTATTATAGGCATATTTTTTATCCCTTTCTTTTAAATTTAGTAACCCACAAGATTGATCTTGATATGTAAGGGTAACCTTACATATCAAGATGTCAATTAAAAAAGATACTGCTCAGAAATTAATAATTTATTATCCATAATTAACCCTAATGATTCTAATATTAATCTATATGTAATAGTTAAATCTAAAATAATTCTTTTTACATCAATAATATTAATAAATTCAATAGGTATACCATATGCTTGAGCATAATCTACATTAAGATATAAAGTAGGTAAATCTTTTTTATTATATTTAATTAACCATGTATTTAATTTATCTGCTATATCTTTATCTTCTATAGAATTAATCCATTCATTCATAGTAACTTTATTTATTATAATAGTGGGTATTTTTATAGTATTATAAGGTGGTTCAGCTACTTCACCATATTTATCTTGAAATATATCTACCCAGAACATGTGTCTTTGATATGGAGAATGAAATTCATCCATAGCATATCCTTCTTTATTTTTAATAGATGATTTCTTATAATAAATAACTTCACCAGCTAATACAGATCTTCTTATTTCATCTTCTAAATTTTTAATATGTAATAATATATTAGTTATTTTTATTTTATTATTAGTATGTATAGTTTTTAAAATATCTTCTATAAGATTATTAATATCATCTTTTATATTTTTAGGTAATGCATTATTTTTAAGATGTACACCTTTTATCTCTAATTCTGGTTCACTATGAACACTGCCTTCTTGCATAACAGTATAAGCTAAATAATGTTTAGATACCTCAGTTGGTATGTGCACAGTCCACATATATTCATTTTTCATTGCAAGAGTATGTAATAATGATTTATCTACATTTAAATTTGCTGATAACTTAGCTAATAAATGTGCTATATTTTCTGTAGCTAATAAACAAACTGCACCAGCTACAGCTATAGTTTCATCATTTATAACTATAGAGCCATTGTACCAATTTACCCATTCTTCCATTGTAAAACAAGTAGAATCTGTGTCACTAAGTACAACAGTCCTTCTTCTCATATATTTTAATCTGTTACTAGAATTAGGTAATATATTAGTTACAAAAAACCCATGTATAAAATCTTTATATTTAACTAATACTTCTTCTATATGTAAAGTTGTATAATATAAATTAGCTGCTTTATTTTCAGTATGTAATTCTTCATATTTCTTACCATAACCACGTACCATGCTAAACCATATTAAATGAGTAAAATTTAAAATACTTTCATTTGTAGCATATAATTTATTAGGTATATCTAGGGATGTATCATTGCTACTGATTTTAGTACATAATTCAGTTATAAACGTTTTTACAAATTCAGGATTAAAAACACGTATATGATAAAAATCACCTAAGTAACATATAGCAGCTCTTTCATATGGTGTAAGTGTATTTAAATATGGTATAATTTTAGTTAAATAATAAGGTAAATCACTAAAATAAAGATCTGAACTTCTTTTTAAAACATTTACAACATCATCAACATTAGGTAAATATAAATTATATTTATCTATTACATCTTTAAGAATTATTAAATTTGCATTTGAAACTATATAAATTATATTATTTAACATAATTAATGGACTGTAATAAAATCTATTACCAGTTATAAGTTTTTCATTATTAGCATTAGCTAAAGATGACATAGTTCTAGTGATAGAAGTTAAGGTACTATGAGCTGTAGGATTATGTAATATACAAGATTTTTGTGCAAATGCACCTGATAAGGAATTGTTATAAGTCTTAAGCATACTTTGTTCATTATTTTTAGAATTATATAAATCCATATTTTTATTTACTTTAGCTTTTTGTGCTATTTTTTTAGCTATAGATCTAACTTTAACATTATTGGCAATAAATTCAGATAGCATTGATTTTTTTACATTACTATTAAGGTATGTGGTAAATGTAGGAACTATAATATTATTATTTTTAATATTATTATAAATATAACCTAATAAACTAGTTTCTACTATTTCTCTATCACCATTTTCTTTTCTACTAAAGTGTTTAATTTTTCTATCTAATAATTTAGTTTTTATTATATCTACCATTATCTTATCTGCACTATCTTTAGATATATTTTTTATTTTCTGTAAATATGAACTAGATTGTGTAGCATATGCTTTTATTATATCTATTTCTCTTTTATAATTATCATCATTATCTAAAAAAATATTCATTGCATATCACCATAATAGTAGCAATAATAAAATGTTATCATTACCGTAATTAGTATTATTATAAAACATACTTGTAACACGTTTAAATATTTATAATCAATATGTTCTGTATTATTAATATTAACAATATTATTAATTAATTTACTGCTAGAAAATATATTTCTAACATCAATAACATTGGAAACATTCCATTTAGAAATATCTCCATTAAACTTAGTATTATAAAACATACATGCCATATCTAATACATTAGATACATCCCATTTAGAAATATCACCATTAAACTCACTTTCAGAAAACATAAATGCTGTAGTAGTAACATTAACTATATTCCACTCTGAAATGTTTCCATTGAATTTACTATATTCAAACATGTGAGACATATCAGTAACACTAGATACATCCCATTTAGAAATATTTCCAATAAACTTAGTATAATAAAACATAGAGCGCATATTAGTAACATTAGATACATCCCATTTAGAAATATTACCATTAAATTCACTGTTATTAAACATAGAACTCATATCAGTGACATTAGAAACATTCCATTTAGAAATATTACCATTAAATTCACTGTAATAAAACATATATGACATATTTTTAACATTGGAAATATTCCATTTCGAGATATCCCCATTAAACTTACTTTCGTCAAACATATACTCCATATTTTTTACTTTGGAAACATTCCAATGTGAAATATCACCATTGAATTCACAACCAATAAACATACCAGCCATAATGGTAACATTAGAAACATTCCAATGCGAAATGTCTCCATTAAATTTGGAATCATAAAACAAATAAGACATATCAGTAATATTAGACACATCAATATAATTTAAATCAGCACTATCTGATGAATTATTTATAAGTTCTAATAATTCTTTTTTAGTTGCAACCACCACTGTTTGTTTTGTGTTCATTTAGTTTTTCCTTTTCACATTCAAGTTATGTAACAAAAAAATAAAAAAATTATAATACAGTCTTCATATATTCTTTGAGTGTATTTTTTAATAATAATTATGGAGCAACTACCTGTGGATAATAATAATCAAAATGTAAATAGCAATCTTCAATCTATTGCTGATAACATAAATCGTGATAAAATTCTTAATAATACTATTGTTATTGCTAATACTGTTGAAGTAATTAGTTCCGTAATCAAAAAATGTGCAGGTGTAGACATTGCTGATGTAATAAATAATCAATCGTTAACAAAAAATATAATTGATTTATCTATTGTTAACAGTTTAAAGAAAAAGCTTTTAGCTTAAAAGGAAAATAATTATGTTAACTAAAAATACGATTAAAGTATCTGAAGCTTTTGCAAAAGATTTAGTTACTGCTAATATTAAATTAGATTTTTTAAATGCTACAGCATTGCAGGAATTATGTTTATCTGTACAAAGATATAATGGTCCTATATCAATTTCATCTGATGAAGGTGTAATTGATCAGATACAAACTATGAGTGGTGGTAATTATGTAATTGGTGCTAATGGTGAAAAGTCATATGCTATGTCGTCACATGATGCTATTATGGAAGATTATACAAATAAATTATCTACATTAGTTACTGGACATATTAAATATGCTAAAACTGTAGTTAATGTAGCAGTAAAAGAATTACATGAATCTATTATTTCTGCATTAGATAATTATAAAGAAAAACAACCAGAAGACTTTTTTAATGTTCATTATTATAAATTACCTAGTGTATTTAGAAGTCCGTTAATTGATACAGAGTTATCGCAATATAAAGAAATTACCAATAATGTTAAAGATGTATTTAACACAAATACATTAACAGAAGGTTTTGATGTATCAACATATTTACTTACAGATAATGTTGATTATGATACATATATTAAATCATGGTTAGATGAAATAGGTCCATCAGTTATTCTTAATTATATAGTTAATGAACAACAAGAATATGCAATGGATATTCCAACTCTTCTTAATTATAATTTAGCTAATTATTTATTTTATAGAAATCTATCTATTAGAACTGATCTTAATCTTAATAATACTATGTTACAATTAAGGGTAAAGGCCGCTAATAACAGAAATATTCATGCTGCTAATTTATATCAAACAGTAGAACAGTATGAAAAAACTATTAGGAATAAACAATTACTTACTACTAATTCTGCGACTAATGTGTCTATCATTATTGGTAACACTAAAAACTATGATTTATATGTATATGAAGAATCATTCAATGAATTAGCAGAATCAGGTTGTGGTATAGAAGCTTTATTTGGTTTTATAGCCAAAACTAATAACTATGACATAACTACTACTAAATTAATTGATGGTAAAGATTACTATACTAATATATGGTTAAATGTTAGAAGTGCATATTCTGTTACTATAAGTAATACTAAACTTATTACATTTAAAACTATAATTAATAATCTTTTCTTCTCTCAATTAGATGCAGCTGGTGAAGAAGAAAAAGAAGTTATTAATTCTATGTCTGATTATAATACAATAGTTAAAGGTATGTATGACGCATATATTAAAACTATTGATTTAGATACTGCAGATAATATAGATGAATTATGTTTATATTTAGTAGCTAATGTTAGATTCTATTATAGTAATGCATATTATATTCTTAGTAATATGAATAAATTACTTAAAATAAATGATAAGATGACTCCTGAAGAAGCTGGTTTATATAGTATTATAGAATATTTAGTTGATTTCTTTATTAAACAAATTAATATAGTTAAAGAATAAAAAAAAAAATACCTCATTGCTTAAATAGCAGTGAGGTATTTTTAAAGTTTTAATTTACAGCTACAAGAAATTTATGATCATTAATAATAGCTACTTCTTTAAAAGAACCGTTGTCCCATTTAGCAATAACTTTATTAGGATTATAATAATGAGTAGCAGTAGTTAAAGGTTTAAATTTTCCATTTATAGCAAGTTTAACAAGAGTAATAGCTTTGGCATACATTTTTTTATCTATATTTTTATTTGTTTGTCTAACTTTTTTACCTTTATGCCAACAACTAAATTGATATTTAGCTAATACAATTTTATGCATTGTATTTAATTTATGGTTTTTAGATCTATTTAAAATTACACTTAAAATATATTTCATACCTTTAATATTAGATCTATCTTCAGCAAACAGTGTAAAAGCTATATCATTTATTTTATTTAATGATTGGTCAATTGGTAATTTTTTCACAATTGGTTTATTTTTAAAAAATATAATTTCAGTATTTAAATTATCATTACCCACAATTGTAATATGTAAAAATAATACTAAAAATACTAATGTATATGAAAATACATTTGTTAATAAATAAGACATAATGTTTCTCCTTTTTATTTAAAAAATATAACAAACACAAAGGTATATTACCAATGTGTTTGTTATATTTTTAATTCAAACTGGTACCCTCTGACAGAATCGAACTGCCAATAAGGGAGTAGAAATCCCTAGTTATATCCATTTAACTAAGAGGGCTAAATTGGTGGGTCTGCTCGGACTTGAACCGAGGACCAATGGATTATGAGTCCACTGCTCTAACCAGCTGAGCTACAGACCCTTTTAAACTTTTTTACACATAATGGCTCCTCAACCTGGACTTGAACCAGGGACCTGCGGATTAACAGTCCGTCGCTCTACCAACTGAGCTATTAAGGAATTGTTTGGTGCGAGTAGCCAGAGTCGAACTGGCACAGCTTTTGGCCGAGGGATTTTAAGTCCCTTGTGTCTACCAATTTCACCATACTCGCTTATTTTTCTACCACATTATTACCTAATTAAATAAAATTTTATTTACCCTTTACATAATAATAATGATAGCATTAGTTTTTGGTTATCCATTTGTTTGGATTTTTTGATCTCAAATTAAATGCATACCCAAAACTTTTTAATATTTCAACTGAATATTTTACTTCTTTTAATAATCCTCTTTCTATGGTTGGGAAATTTGTTCTTATTTCTTTTACAATCACAATAAGTTTATTTACACCATCGTTATTAATGGCTGCATTGTTTGCAACTTTTAATTTATTTTTTGCTTCTTCTTGTGTTATTTTTAAAATAGCTATAGACATTTTTTTTCCTTAAGTATTTTTAATCTATATATTATTACACGATCTAAGTTGGTTGTTTAACCCACTTAGAAATGTCGCCATTAAAACTACTAAAGTTAAACATAAATGCCATATTAGTAACATTAGCTACATTCCACTGCGAAATGTCTCCAGTAAAATTACTTTTATAGAACATAGCTTTCATGTTAGTAACATTATTAACATTCCATTGTGAAATGTCACTATTGAACTTACTGTTATAAAACATATATTCCATATCTTCAACATTACTAACATCCCATTTAGAAATATTACCATTAAACTTACTATTAGCAAACAAATCTGACATGTCAGTTATATCTGACACATCAAGATAATTTAGATTAGCATTAGCCTTTGAACTTTTAATAATTTCCATTAGTTCTTCTTTTGTTGCAACTACTACTTTTTGTTTTGTGTTCATTTTTATTCTCCTTAGAAAGATTAACCTACATATCACCTAAACGATATGCTCAGATGTAATACATAAGTTAGTACATGTTATATATATGTAACTGAAACTTTATCCAATACACAAAAAAATAACCACTACACCTAAAAAATGTAGTGGTTATTTTACATATCTAGGTAAAGGGTATTAATTATCTACCATGTATATTAAGTTGGTTGTTTTACCCATTTTGAAATATTTCCTTTAAAAATAGTATTATTATAAAACATATATTCCATGTTAGTGACATTAGACACATTCCAATACGAAATATCACCATTGAATTTACTATGCTGAAACATATTAGACATATAAATTACACTAGATACATCCCATTTTGAAATGTCTCCATTAAATTTACTGTTATTAAACATATTAAACATATCTGTTACACTAGATACATTCCATTTTGAAATATCACCATTAAAATTACTATATTCAAACATGCTAGACATATCAGTTACATTAGAAACATTCCATTTAGAAATGTCTCCATTAAATTTACTATGAGCAAACAAACTTGACATATCAGTTATATTTGATACATCAAGGTAATTTAGGTCAGCATCAATTGGTGAATTTTTGATAATATTCACCAGTTCTTCTTTTGTTGCAACTACTACTGTTTGTTTTGTGTTCATTTTGTTTCTCCTTAAAAATGTTAACCTATATACCACCTAAACTATATGTTAAAATATAATACATAGGCTAGTACATGATATATACAAGTAACTAAAATAAAATCACATACACACATATATACACCATTATATAATACATTAACTTAATTTAAAAACTTCACTATCTTTAAAGTTACTAAAACTTATATCAGTATGTGTTATTAAAAATATCTGGCTATAATTACCATCATTTAAAAACTTAAAAATTAATTCATATATTTTACTACGATGTGAAGCATCTAATCTTACACCAAACTCATCTAAATAAATAGGGTATTTATTTAATTTTAACATTTTCATAACTGATAGTTTAAAAGCTAAATTTATTATTTCTTTCATACCACTACTTGCTAATGAAATATCCTTTACATTTAATTTATCTTCTACATTTATTTTAAATTTATAATCTAATACATCTTTATCTAAATCATAAAGTTCTATTTGCATTTTATAATCCCATAAACTTTCTACTATTTTATTAATATAATGGATTATGTTATTTAGATAATTACTTATTATTTTACCTATCATTCCTGATTTGGGATTTAATTCTGATATAATAGAATTTAAAACAAATATACTATGTTCACTGCTATTTATATCTATTTTATATCTTTCTATAATAGATGATATATTATTATAAGACATAAGTAATGTTTGTGTTGTTACTAAATCTACTTTAAGTGAAGATAATTTAATATCTATATCATCTATTATTTTACTTATAGTTATACTAGTTGTATTATTATGTAATTTAGTTTTCTCTTTATTTAGATCATTTTGTAATTCTATAAGTTTAAGATTTACTCTATGTATATATTCTTCTTCTTCTAATTCTTTTTCTTTTATAGCTTTATTTTCATATATTTCTTTTATCTTTTCATTGATGTTAAATATATCTGTTACTATATTCATTCCATCATCGTCTTGGATAGTCTTAAGAAGCTCTATATTGTGTTCTAACTCTGTAATGCTATACTTATTAGCATCTATAGTTAGAAGCGATTCTAGGTCACTTATAGCAAGTATTATTATATCTAAAATATATTTAGGAGAATTTATAAGATATTCTTTTGTATCTATTAATAACCATAATTCTTGGAACATATTAATATATTTTGTTTTAACATTTTGATATGCTTTATATAAACTAAAGTAATTTTTAAGTTCTTCTAAAAAACTATTTATAACTTTAACTTTATCATCTATAATTAATATCTTATCTAATATAGTTTGTTTCTTTTCTATATAAACTTTATGCTTATTACTATCATAATTAAGTTGCCAACTATATAAACATTTAGGACAAGAAATATTTTCTTCTTTACTTTGTTTTTCTAATATAATTATTTCAGTTGATATAAAATTAAGTGTTTGTAATAAAGTGTTTTTTTCTTCCAATAATACATTATATTCTAACAATTTATTATCATAAGTTAATTTAGAATATTTCCTATCAGTATTAGTAGGTAATATTGTTAATATATCTACTAATGCATAATACATATTATTAAGTTGATGTATATCATTAGATTCTAATGTAGTTAATATTTTTAAATTACTAGTTAAGATATTGTTATTATTTATTATATTATTTATTTTAGATTGTATAACTGTTTCATTATTTGTTTTCTTTAATATTAATAACTTATTTTTAGATTCTAATTGTTCTAAATTAGTATATAAATATTTAAGTTCTGTATTATAGTTAGATATAGTTATATTAATATTATGTTTATTATCTTCATACTGTAATATAGGATGTGATGTAATTAATAAATAGTATTTACTAATAATAGTGTCTAATTTATCTTTTACTTGTTTATAATTAATAATAGAATTATCTAATGTATTAGGTATAACATATTTAAATAATGAAGTTCTTATTTCTAATAAGGTATTTATATTATTAGAAATAGTTATTATTTTTGCATTTGTTTCTTCTAGTTTAGTTTTATCTAATAGTTTATTTGTTTCTATAGTTAATATATTAGTTTGTGATTTTAATAAACCTTGTTGTACTTTAAGTTCTTCTTTTAAAGTATCGTGCATGTTAAGCATAACATCTATATTAAGATTAGAAAGATTATTTATTAGTTTTTTACGTTGTATAAGTGTCATATCGGTAAAATTACTTTTACCTATTAGTATATCTAATATATCTTGTGTTATATAAAAGTATCTATAAACTAATTCTTTTTGTGTAGTTAATAAATTAGCTACATTTAACTCTTCATTATTGTACTTAAAACTATATTTAGGTGCTTTATCAAATGTATATGATAAAATATAATTATTATTATCCATTTCTATTTCTATTATCTTATAACCACCATCATAAAAATCTTCTTTATTAGGGGGCATAGGTGATAATTCTGATAATAAACTACTTTTACCACAACCATTTGAACCTAATATTATATTAAGTTTATGTGTAAAATCTACTATAAAAGAATCTTTACCATATAGAGGTAATCTTTTATATTTATATAACTCTATTCTTTTTATTAGCATTATAACCTCAATGTAATTTGATATCAAGTTATCTAAGAAAAAAAGAAAAAAAAAATAACTACCACACTTTTTAGGCGTGGTAGTTATTTAACATACATGGTAGATTACTTTAACCTTCTACCATGTAAGAATTTTAAGTGGTTATTTCCCGCCACTTAATATCTGGTGTCTAATTCGTATACTCAAACACCTTCCATGGTTCCTGATTTATGAATATACTTTCTAAATTAAGTGTATTATTGTTTGACTTTACTTCGAGGAGACATTTGTCTCCCCTAGGTGAAAAGGTAATATTTATTTTATCACCAGTACTACTTGTCCACTTAACTTCTCCTATCCCTAGGAGAATTTCTTTTGTGATATCATTAAATGGTATCTTTTTGTTATTTTTGTTGTTTATTATTTTTACATAATATTGTAACACTGTATCAATAAAAGTTTCTCCAACATATTCAGCCGAGTATTTCATTTTGATTCTCCTTGAAATTTCTAACCTACATATCACCTAAACGATATGTTCAGATGTAATACATAAACTAGTACATATTATATATAAGTAACTGAAATAAAATCAAATGCATAGTATATATCACACTTATTATTTAAGTGTGATATATACTATTTAACTACCTAATATTTCATTTAATATGGCAGAATTACTATTAGTTCCTATTTCCTTAGGTAATATTTTTATTGAACTTATGTTACCATTTAAATCTTCTAACAACGGTATATCTTTATTAATAAAAGGTAACATAAAATATTTATCATCTTGATCAATATTAGTAGTTAATCTATGTTTACCTCTTTGTACAGCTAAGAATGTTTTTCTTTTATAATTAAATAAATGAATATATATTTCTAAATCTATTTCTTGGTCTAAAGTTTTACATCCATCATAATAACCTTTTTCAGTTATTTCTTTAACAAAATAAGCTTCTGGTACTATACCAGCACGTATAATTTGTTTACTTTCACTAGATAATTGATGTGGAGTTATTACTGATATATTTTTACTACAACAGAAATTACGGACCCTTCTAAATTGATCTCTTCTGTCACCGCCTATTACTCCCATAGTACAACCAGTTGTAGGTACTAATGCTAAATAATCTAACATAAGAACTTGAACTTCATAACCTAAAGATTCCATTTCTATAACTTTATTACATATATCTTTATATGACCATTGTGTAGGATCAACTCTAAGCATTTTAATATGAAATCCATTTACAGTTAATCTTTCAGTTACATATTTAGACATATCTTTAATATCTGTAGTTTCTAATTCTTTTTCAGTAAAACCATTATTATCATGCACACGTAAATATTGATACATAAATTGTAAATTATTAAGTATAGAATCTTCAAATGAAATACGTAATAATAAAGGTTTTTTAGTTGCATCTAACATAACAGGTTTATTATGTAAAGCAATTTGCATAAATATAGATAATGTAAAACCAGTTTTATATTTATGTTGTAATGCAGCTATAGTTGTAAATTCACCTCTTCTAAAACCACCTTGTAACATAGTATTAAAAGCTTGCCAACCAGTTTTAAATACTATACTACCATTAGCTGATTTCTTAATATTACTAAATACATTATTAAGTGATTCTTCATTATATAAATCTATTTCATCCATTAACGCTGGGTCTTTAATAGTTGAATTATTAGTTAATGGTTCTAACTTAGTTATTAAATCATTTACATAATCATAAATATTAGTGATCTTAGCTTTATTAAATTTAATATCATAATTAGCTCTATTAATAAGATTAGTAATTAAATGTTCTCTATATGCGCTACCTAGGTATTTAACTAGACTTATTACAACACGTTTATTAGTTCCTTCATCATACTCAGCATTTATACCTTGTTCTATAGCTGAATAAAGTCTATCATCTACTTCTAATATAAGTTTAACTCTAGATATTATAATTTCTTTAGAACAATCTTCTTCTTTATTAAGCATTTGAAGAATAAAACTTTTAAGACTTTTAATACTATTATGACCATTAAAATTTAATTCAGGTTGGTCTGTATTTATAGTATCTAATATTGTTCTTATAAGACCATCATTATCTGCACCATTTTCAATTAATGATTGTCTATATAATAGAGTTATACATTTTAATAATAAAGTACTATATTCATGCATAATTAATTACTCTTTAATAAGTGTTTTATTTAACAAACTAATTTTATATAATACTAAATATCCAATTAAATCTAATACTGTATCTTCATCTAAAGAAACGTCGCTACCCATATTAGATATACGACTTAATTTATCATCAATTCTAACTTTTAATTGTTCTTCAGGAGACGCCTTAGAAAATATACGTTTAGGTTTTAATGCTGAATTACCATATTTAATATTTTTTTCTATAAGTATTGTTTCTAATTCTGTAAGTATTTTTTTTATATTACTTTGAAAATTAATTTGTTCTGGTGATAAAGATTTTTCTTTTATTAAAAAAACACTATCATCTATGGTATCTAAATCATTCATTTTTTATTCCTTTTTAGTATTCACAATATACTTTAAAAAATAAAAAAAAAATACCCTCTCTATTATTTCAAGAAAGGGTATTTTTTACATACTACGAGTTCATCATTCGTAGTATGTTTTTTCTTACTTCTTTTTCATTTTCATTTTTCTTTTTATTGTTTAATACAATTGCAACTGCAACTGCAATTACAACTGCAATTACAACAAATACTATTGCTAATACTTCATTCATGTTATTCTCCTTGAAAATTCTAACATACATACCACCTAAACGATATGTTAAAATATAATACATAGGTTAGTACATGTTATATATAAGTAATTGAAATTTTATCTATTACACTTGTTATAATATTACCAACTATACTTATTAGGTATAGTTGGTAATATTATTTAGATAGATTAACTAATTGTTTTAAAATAGAAGTTAAATCATTAGCACCTAATAATATAGCTTGATAAGGAGCTAATATTATTTTTGTTTTTCTTTTACTTAATTTATTAAATACAGTAATAGCACGTTCTTTATAAATGTTAGCAAATTCTATTAAATCATCTATAGATCTAGAATTACCTATTTCTTTTATAAGATCTGACCTGCTAAAAACATCTATATTATATAACATTTCTAATCTAGTTATACTATTATTTTCTATATCTTTAAGTATTTTACGATATATAATATCATGCATTAAAAGATAATATCTATAATTATGTATAGAACTAACTTTTAAAATATATTTTTTCCATTCATGTGTATCTAGATCTAATCCTTTATTTAATTTATTTTGGTATTCTAACCATTCTATTAATTTGTCTACCTTTTCTATTATAGTTTCTTTTTTTTCTTCTACATTTTGTAACCAACCTTTTATTTCTGTAACTGCGGAATTAATCCCATTTGCAATAGCACCAAAACTAGCTGATGTCATTCCTTCATTTGACCAACTATATAATTTATTCATTATATTTTACCAAGCTAATCTAACTACTTTTTTGAGTGTAGAATCTAAATCAACAGAACCTAAAAGAATAACTTGATATGGTGCCATTTTTACAGATGTATTTCTAGCCATTAATTTATCAAACATATTATCAGCTCTTTTTTGATATTCTTTAGCTATTTTTATTAAATCAATTATATTACGTGCACTGTCAATAACTCTAGTTACGTCAGATCTATTTTTAAATTCATAATCTGCTAGACCTTCTAAATATGTAGTTTGGCTTAACGATATATCTTTTAATATCTTATTATATATTGTATCATTTAGTAAAAAATAAAATCTCCATCTAAATGTTTCTGATGTTTTTAACCATGTACCAAATGATCCCATTTCTAATTCAAGATTAGGTTTTTCTTTATTAGAATCTTTTAACCATTCTATTAAATTATCTAACTTATTGTGTGTTTGTTCTTTTTTAGATACAACGCCTTTAAACCATCCTATTATTTCAGTACCAACATTTTTAAAATCATTTAATTCTTGTCCAATTACTGCTCTAACAACACCTTCTTCTGCCATTGTTCTAGTTGGTGTATTACCCCAATAATATATTTTACTCAACACATTCTCCTAAAAAAAAAAATAACTAAACTTCACTATACACAAACTCAAATAATATAAGTTTGTGTATAGTTTTCAATTAATGAAGTCGATATTTTTCATCAACTTCTTTTAGTTTTGCTATTAGTACTTCATCATCAATAGGATGCTGTATAGCATCCCATGATATTAACATTTTTTCAAGCGCTATTAATGCTTGTATTTGAGTTACTGATACTTCTGTTATTGTATTTTCCATTTTGATTTTCCTTGAAATTTCTAACCTACATATCACCTAAACGATATGCTCAGATGTAATACATAGGTTAGTACATGTTATATATATGTAACTGAAATAAAATCAAACGCATAAAAAAATAACCACTACATTTAGAAAGTGTAGCGGTTATTTTACATATATAGGTAGAGTATATTAATTATCTACCATACATGTTAAATTGGTTGTTT